CTTGTCCGGGCGGACGCCTCTGGCTCTTTCAACGCCCCCCCGGTCATTGCACCGGCCATCCATCCAGCCCGATCTGCGGCTTTGGCTGTTTCGTTCCACCCTTCTCGATGCTCTGCTTCACGCTGTCATGGCACTGCTTGCACAGAGTCTGGAATGGACCCGACCAGAACAGGGTGGCATCGCCTCGATGCGGTGTGATGTGGTCACAGACCAGTTGTGAGGAGTCGTTGACGTGGTGGCAGATGGCACAGCGAAAGCAGTCGCGCACCAGCACCTGCCATCGCAGCCTGCGCCAGCGCCGGCTGGTATACCAGAGATCGTGAATGGACATCGGTGAAGGGAGTGAGTGGGTTTCAATAGTTCCCCACCTAGAACTTTATGGTCGTAGTTGGCACCGACTGTCAACTACATCTTGTGCGACATGAACCGCCACATACAAGACAGATCATCGAGCGCAGCGCACAGATCGACCAATGCTGTCCGCCTTCTGCGCTTCAAGTGATAACCAGGAAACACCTCGGTCAGCGCCTTGCCCCTGCCGCATACGTCCACCACCAGCATGTAGTCAGCCCTGCTGAGAGCATCCGCACAGCGCCGTAGTTCCTGCCCTGCCTCCAGCACCGCATCGGATATGGATGGCGCATGGCGTAGGTCCACATGCTCATGGAAACCACCCAGCCGCATACCTTCCCTGAGTTCGAAGTAGTGCCGGAATTTCATCGCCGCTGCTTTCTGGTGCGGCTTTAAGCGACCGCGCACATCCAGCCACTGGATCGCATCCGGCCTTAGAACGACATGGACCTTGCGGAGATTTCCGGATCCTTCAGCGTGATCGGAAGCAAACCACGGATTGTCGATCTCCACTTCCGCCAGCATCGAACCGCGCATCACAGCCATCCCATCAGAAACAGCGCCACGATCATGAACACCAGGAACAGCCCGACCCAGGCGCCGATCCAGAAACTGCCATTGCCGTCCGCCATCAGCCCGGACCTGCCACGATGATTTCGCCGTTCAGTGCGATCGATACCTGCACATTGGGCGGCGCCTGAATATTCACATGCACCACGTCCAGCCCGGGTACCGGTACCGGCTCAGGCACCACGATCACAGCCGCCTGCAATGCGGCTAGAAAGTCCTGGTGATATCCCTTGATGAGATTGCCGATCGACACCCCGTGCGACCACGACGGCACCGTCTTCTTGTCGCCGTTGATGATCTCCCTCGCCCCATAGGCGTCGTCCGCGCTGGCCGAGAAATACCGTCCCAGCGTCTGCTTGCCCGCACTGTCTGACCTGAACCAGCCTTCCATCATGCCGCGATAGCCTGTGCGAGCCGCCGTGAACGCATCCAGCTGCAATTCGGGGTGCCAATAGCAACTCTCGTCTCCAGACCACCCAAACTCGCTGTCGGCCCGCTGATAGTTGGAAGCCCATGTCAGCTGCACATAGCCTCTGCCATAGTACGCACAACCTGTAGTTTTATCCGGCTCACCATACGGTTGTCCTTCTCCTTTCCCATGCTCCTCGACCGGCTGCATGGCGAAGCCTGTCTCATGCGCCGACTGGGCCATGAAATTGGCCAACCACCGCACGTCATGATCGCTGGCATACTGCTCCCAGGCATCGAGGATGAACCCCATGCCATCGACCTGGTCCTGGTTCATCGAGCCGGAAAACAGGCTTTCCCTGACGCTATCGAAGAACACCGTGCGGTCGAAGCTGGTCATGGCATCTTCACCCCAAAGCCGACCTGTGGAAGGTCCCGCAGTCGTGGCCTGGCCTCAGCCAAGAGGTCGGTCGTCTCGTTGAGTTCCGCATTGAGGTGCTCGATTTCGGCGATCAGCGCCTGCAGCACGTCGAGCGGCATGATCACCGTGGTCTTGCGCGCCTTCTGCCGCTGCAGGGCCTTGGCCTGGTCCAGTGCGTTGCTCATGGTTTTTCGCTCCTCCTTTCCAGCCTGTCGATGGTGCGGTCCTGCGCATCGTTCAGCACCCGCAGCCGCTCGATTTCGGCATCGCGCCGCGCCACCTCCTTGGCCCGATCCTGCATGACGAAGTCCAGTTGCGCCCGCAGCCGCTCGATCTCGTCGGCAGCATCCTGCATGTCTCGCGCGTTTGGCTCAGTCGCCCGCAGCCGCTCCACGATGTCGGTCATAGCTGCCCCTTCAGCAGTTCGATGTCGCGCGCGATCACCGTCAGCTTGGCCCGCAGCGCATCGATGTCCTGGCTCACCGTGGTGCGCGGCGGCTGCGGCTCGCCGTTGCCGGAAGGGTGCGGCGTATGCTTCAGCTTCGGGGCGTTGGGGAAGTCCTTCTTCAGATCGGCGTCGAGGATGCGATCAAATTCCTTGGCCATTTCGTCCATGTCAGTTCCTTTCGACGGGTGGTTGGCCGCGTTGGGCGCGACGTTGGTTGAGAGCAGCGAAGGGATCGCGCGGCGGTCCCGTAGCATTCATCCCGTGAGGCGACGGCGGCGCGCTGCCCTTCAGGCAGAGCGCGACGTCCGGCGCCGAAGCGCCGTCTTCTCCGGTTTTCGCGTGGAAGCTAGGTGCTACCATATCAGAACTATCTTTACTGGTACGGGAGTCGCGCGTAGCGTATGCACCATCACCATTTGTTTTCGTTGGCTTTTCCGGGCACTTTCTGGCTTCATTTGCGGCCAATTCAGCCGCCATTTGAGCCATAATCCTGGCTTTGCGCTTTTGCTGCGCCAGCGACTTCCGGCCCAGCCACAACGATCGCTTTTCGACCTCTTCGTCCGCCCGGCCATTGTGAATTCGACCGTTGTCGTCGATGAACAGCTTGCCCAGCCCAATCAGTTGCCGCACCTTCTTCTCGGCGTCCGTCGGCCGGCAATGCAGCACATTTTTCAGCTTCTTCGGGTTGAAGTCCGTGGCCCCGCCATCGTCGTAAATCTGGCACAGCATGCGGATGTAGATGCCCACCTGCTCGTCGGACATGTCCTTGGTGCCGTTCATGAAATCGTCGATGTAGAGCTTGAAGTGCGGAATCTTCTTGCGGGCCATGGCTAGTCGGGCCTCGCAATCTGTCGATGGTGGTGGAAAACCTCGTGGCACTCACGGCAGAGCGCGATCACATCGTTGGCATGCTCATGGCCACGCCGCTCATAGGTCCGGTGGTGGACGTCCAGCGGCACTGCGGCATTGCAAACCTGGCAACGATAGTTGGCCCGCTCCAGCGCCGCCTTCCGCACCTCCTGCCACTCCGGTGTCTGCAGATAGTCCGAATAAGGCATTTCCGCCAGGTCGGTTAGACGGGTTTCCTCAACCTCCTCATCCCGACGAAATATTTGACAGTAGAAGCACAGAGCCGGACGCCTTCTGGCGAGAAGTTGTTTCAACTCATTGCGTGTTTTGATCTCCAGCGGCCGATGACAGCGCTTGCAGCATATGTCATCCCAGCCCACCGGGCCTGCATGATAAACAACGGAAGCATGCGAGCTAAGGCGATAGCGAATGACCAGTTCGTCTTCCGGCGTATCGGTCTCCCAATAGAGCTTCCGAAGTTCATCGCGCCAGTCTACTGGCAGGAAGGGAATGTAGCTCATCCCGCCGCCTCCCTCGCCAGGATGGCGCGGCCGATCAGCTCCGGGATTTGCGGGACGACAGCATTGCCGAGGCTGCTAAGTCGGTCCACGCGAGAGGGAACCCCATGAGCCACTCTACCCACAGCGGGTTCAGTGCGCCACCAATCACCGCATTGAGCGGCAAGGAGTTCCGCTCGTACTGGGAGGGGCCGCCATTGTTCGACGCATCCTGCACAGTGGGCGTCGGCAGCAGTCTGGCCGCCACCAGTTCCTCCAGGTTTTTCTTTTCGGGCGCCCTCGCTGCCAGCCTGCCCAGCGATTCCTCGGTGAAGGTCGTTCCCATTGCCGCGAAGGTCCTGGGCGTCGGCCATTTCTCCAGAGCGCGCATGATCTCTGTCCGGTTCGCACCTGACGAACGAAGCCCTGAACACGGCCTGGGCGTCGGCAGCATCTTCACTGCCTGGTTCAGATCCACCTGCACCTTCTTGCCCTTGTGATAGGCGCTGTTGCCCCGCCATTCGTCCACATGGTGCAGCGTCCTGCCGCCGTTGGGCAGGTTGGGCGTAGGCCACAATCCAGACCCGGTCGCGTCGGTGAGGGGCGCCAACGGCGGCAGCCGGTATGCAGTGCCATTCTGCGTCATACCCGATCTCGGCCAGGTCTCCGAGAACACGGTGAAACCAGTAGGATCGATGAAGTTCTGCTGCGGCGTCAGCCACTGGTCGCCCACACGCCGGGCAAACCACCCTGCCTCCTGCGTCACAGGTGGTCCCTTGCGGTTCAATTCGGTAAGCAGCGCCCTGATCGTCTCCGCATCCCTGGGGTTCAAATTCAGGCATAGTTCTGCCTGCCTCTTCTTCACCTGAAAGAAGGGCAGACAGTTCGTCAGCAACTCCCGCAGAGGCTGGCCCATCAGCGCCCAGCGATGCGCTCCGTCCCACCGTTCCGTTGCCTTGCGATGGAGATTGAGGCTCCCGCCAAACTGGTGATGCAGCTTCTGCAAGAGCGGCAGAGCCTTGTCCGCCATTGCGAGATCGAGACGCGGATAGAACCACTTCTTCCGCCTGACGATGTACAGACACCCTTCGCCATCGATAAGCCCAGCCACATAGGCAGCGGTCATGCCACCGTTCATGAACGGTGAAGCCGCTTCTAAGGTTTGAGACATTTTCGATGATCGCGTAGCGCGGTCGTATCTCGCCAATAAGTCGGGCGAACTCCGACCATAGTCCCGACCGCTCGCCGTCGATCCCGGCACCCCGTCCAGCTGCGGAAATGTCCTGGCACGGAAAGCCGCCGCAGATGACATCGACGGCAATTCCGTCTCTGGCCAGAGCAGCGGCTGAAAGGCTTCGGACATCGTCATAGCATTTCACCCCAGGCCAATGTTTCGCCAGCACCTTTTGGCAATAAGGCTCGATCTCGCAGAAGGCGACCGTGCGGAAGCCGCCGGTTCTTTCAAGACCGAGGCTGAAGCCGCCGATGCCGCTGAACAGGTCGAGCACGCGCATCATTGAGCCACCCTCAAAGCGCCCCAATGCTTGAGCACCGCAACCGCGCCGTCGAAGCTGTTGCACCAGTTGGCTTTTCCGCCCGCCGCTTTCACCTGATGCAGAAACTCAAGCTGTTCAGGCGTTGGTTTAAGGTTGCCGCGCTTTAGCTCAAGCGCATGGAACAAGCCATTGGGCGGGCTAATGAAAAGGAAGTCGGCAACGCCGGCCTTGGTGCCCATTCTCTTGAGCCGTGCGCCGGTCCTGGCATCGCGGTTTTCACCGGCCGGATAGTGAAACCAGATCCAGCCAGGACTAAGCGACACACGCAGCAGGTCTGCAACAGCGCAGTGGGTGGCAAACTCCTTTGCCGGCGGCAGCTTGCGGGCCTTTCGTCGGGTGAACAGGTGGAGCTGGTGGTTCATGCGGTGGCCACCTGTTCCAATCCCGGCAATCTCGGCTGCGTCGGTGCTTGTTGGCGCACGAAAAAGTCCGGTTGTGCATAAGCCTGGCTAATACGATTGCACGCCTGGTCAAAACTATGCTCGTCCAGCTCAATGCCGATGAACCGCCGCCCCGACTGGACACAAGCCAAGCCAGTGGTGCCCGATCCCATGAATGGATCCACGACCAGCGCGCCGGGAATTGTGACGCTGACAAGCTCCTGCAGCAGCGCTTTCGGCTTCTCGGCAATGTGCTCCTTGTCCTCGCCGGCGACCGGCGCGAACATCATCACGTTCTGCGGCGATTGTTCGCCATCTGCCGGCATGCCGTTGGACGCATAGACGATATATTCGGCTGACGATGAGAACCGGCCGCGCTGCATGCGGATGCCCGGTTTCCACCACGTGACCAGATTGCGCCAGACCCAGCCGCCGCATTGCACGGCATCCGTCATCGTCGGTAGTTGGCGCCAATCGGTGAAAACCATGCACACGGCGCCGGGCTTTGACGCTTGCAGCAAGCGGCCCAGCCAGATCGTCGACCACGCCAGAAACGCGCGTTGATCGCGATTGTCGCCGGAAAATTCTGCTTTGAAGATGCTGCCGGACTGAACGTATTTCGTTGATGTCCGCAGATAGGCGCGGTCGCCGCGAAACATGCCGCCGCTGCTATAGGGTGGATCGGTAATTACGGCGTCGATCGCCTTCAATGTCGGAATGACATCCAGACAGTCACCGAGGATGAGCCGGCAATCGCCGATTTGCTCTTGCCGCCGGATCATCCCACGCCACCCTTCGCCAGCGCCCTTGCCTTGTGAAACCGCTTGTTGCGGGCCTGCTCCGACCATGTCGCCCACCGGCAGTTGCCCGGCTTGTAGTCTCCATACGGATCCACACGGTCGATGGTCAGCCCTGGCGAAGGCTTTGGACCCATGTCCTCAAAGAAGGCTTCGAAGCTGTCGCGCCACCGGTCGCAGACCTTGACGCCACGGCCGCCGTAATAGTGGAAGTCCTTGAATTGCGGATTGAGGCAGCGGGTCTTGATGTTCGCCCAGGTTCGATATTCCGGCCGCCATTGATGGTTCACTGTCGCGCCGTGCGTCGTCATCAGTTTTTGCACACCGTCACGGTGCAGACAGCCGCACGACTGCGTGTCGCCATTGCGCAAATATTTTCCTTTGATGACCTTCTGTTCCCCGCAATCGCAGCGGCAGAACCATTGCGTCCTGCCGGAAGCGTCGGCACCAGCATCCTGCATCACGAGCAGACGACCGATGCGTTGACCCAGCATGTCAATTTTTTGGCTCATCGCGTTTTCCTGCAAGGCTTTTGGATCGGTGATAGCGGCAATAGGTCTGACCGAACTCCGTGGACGCCGCACAAAAAAGATACCCACCCGTCACCACCGCCTCTTCCACCGGCCAGCGGCATTGATTGGCGCCGAGGTTGAGCAGCGGCACCCGCAGCATATGCGGCTTGGCCGGGTGCATCTTGACTTCCATGGCGCGCTTTTTCCCTTCGCGTTCCTCCCAGGCGCCCCAGTCGGCGGTGACCTTTTTGGCCGATGGCGGATCCGATAATTCCGGAGGCGGAACGATCGTCTTCCGCACAGGCGCCGGCTTGTATTTCTTGCGCCGTGGCCGCTCCGCTGCGACCTTGTCCGTCCACAGCTTGTTCAACTGCTTGTCGCGGTGCAGCCTTCCCAGCACGGCGTTCTTCGACAGCCCGAAGACCACCGAAATGGCGCGCGCATTGCAGCCGGCCGACACCAGCTGCGCCACGAGGGAAGGATCCCAGGAGGGGGTCATGGCCGGTGCCACGCGACTTGGCCTTCATCAACAAGTTGATGAATGGCGAGCAGGTCTTCAGGAAAGAGAAGACCTTGGTCGACCCGATAGGAGTGAACCGGAAAATACTTCCGAAATTCCTTCAACAGCACGAGCCGGATAACGGTCAGGTTGCGCTGCGTATGTTTCCGTTGCGGAAGTGGCGGCGACAGAAACTTGTAAGTGCGTCGGTCGTTCGCGAAACGAAGCAAGTCCACCGTCTTGCAAAATACGGCAATGCGCTGGTCCAGAAATGCATTCGCCAAGACTTCAGAACGACACGTCAATGACCAGCCGGGTGTCGAGCCGTCGCGCAGATGCCCGACAGGATCATTCAGGAATCGGGCATTGCTCCAGTCTTCGTAGACCAGATTGCCGGTGTAAGTTTCTTCCGCCTTGATTTCGACAAACGGTGCCCGACCGCTCGGCAATGTGAGGAACACATCGCCGCACTCTTTCTGCAATCGCTCCGCTTGCGGATTCCCCTTTAGCAGTTGCCACCGGCCATCCGATTCACGGTCAAGAAACGGCTTCAGCATTTCGATGCCGCGCCGTTCAATTTCCAGACAATGGTCGTATGCGTTCATCGCCGCACCTCCGCGATGAAGCCCGCATCGCCAAACACATTGGCGAAACGGTCAGTCTCCTGGCCGAAATAGAAAAAGGTCTGGCCCTGCGTGGGTGTGCTTTTCTCGCCGTCCAGGCGCACGAAGCGAATCCGGCCGCGAAGAAAGCATAGTGCCGCCGATGCGGTGGCCAGCGTGTGAAACCATCCGGTGTCAGTGCAGTCGTTGGTGAGGACGACGGCAGCCGTCACGTGACCAGCCAGATATTCCTCGACCAGCTTTTCGGCGAATTGCGAAATCAGCGGGTAGGTATAGGGAGGATTCATCCACACCCTACCGTCCCAGGAGTGGCCAAGGCCGTTGGTTTCGGATGAGAAGAACCGGGTGGCTTGCACAGTCCGGTTGGCAAGATGGCTGGATGCCGGGTCCAGGTCGATGGCACCAAGGACGTTTCGCGCCATCAGAATATATTCGGCCGGCGTATACCATTCGAAATCGCCGGAGTTCGCCTCGACGCGATGCTCCATTTTTTCGGCCATGGCTTGCGCCATCAGACTGCCGACGAGCTGGTCCCGGTATTTGTCCGGCTTGGCCAGCCGATTGCGCCAGCGCGAGACCTGCTGCTGTTTGATGCCAGCAGTCGTTTCTGCTTCATCAAGCGAGAAAAAACGCAGTCCTGCGTTATTTCTTTTTAGGCTGTCCTCTGCCTCGAACATTGGCATCCCACCATTTGACGAATTCACGCTGGTTCTGGATCTTCACCTCGACCGCCTCTTCAAGCAGCGGCCAGTCCTTCACCTTCTTGGCGTAGGCGATGAGCGCATCGGCCTTGGCGTCGATGGCTTTGGCCTCTTCGGGTTTGAAGTCGGTAAGCGCACCGAAGGTGTGCTGAATAAGGTCGTTCATTTCTCCTCCAGCCCCCGCCAGAGGTTTCATTCCCCATGGTCACCGCCGGGCAGACCGGGGAACGGGCTAACCCGGCGGCGCCTTTCCGCTCGACCAGCGTTCGGGCCGGCTGCTGCGGAAATCGGTTAACTGGCGGCCCGGCGCGGCTTGACGCCGAAAATGTCGGGCCGAAGGTCGTGGACGCTCATGCCAGCCAGCATCGCCAGCTCCTGGCAGCGCTCGGGCGGCACCATCTCCCATTTGTAGATGGCCTGCGGCGTGACCCCGAACACTCTGCTTAGTTTGGTCAGCCCGCCGGCCCGCTTCACCGCCTCTTTGCAGGCGACGACGCGCGGATCGTCGGGTGGGTAGCGCAGACCGCTTCGCATGCCGCCACTATTGCGCAGGTTTACGAAATGCCGCAAGCCTAAACTTGCACCTTGCGTTCAACTCACTTGTCATAGGAGGTTTAAAAGGGCATGGTTTAAACTGTCCTGGGAATGGGACAGGGGCGTTGACCAGACGAGGAAACATGGACCATCAGCGAGTGACCTACCGCCGCCGGGCGCTGTCAGCTTCAACAGCGGCGGCGGAAGAACAGACGATTTATTTGCGCGACCTCGGCCACCGGATGAAGCTGGTGCGCACGCGCAAGCTGAAAATGAGCGTCGAGGCAGTAGCGAAGCAGATCGGCGTCAGTGCAATGGCCGTGTCAAAATGGGAAAACGGCAAGACGCTGATCACCGATGACAACCTGACGAAATTCGCCAAGTTCGCCGGCGTGTCGGAAACCTGGCTGAAGTCAGGTATTGGCATTCCTGAACGCGGCCAGATGATTTTCCACATGCTGGGCATGCTCACTCCAGACACTCAGGAGGAATTCTTCGATACGCTGGAATTCCTCCTGACGCGCCATTTTGAGCGGCATGGCCGGCGCAAATCCGACGAATGATCCCAACAACAAAGCGCCGGATGCTTCTTGAGGGAAAGATCCGAGCGCACCCCGATATGGAGGCCACATTGCCCGACCGCATCGATATTGCCATTAGCTACAAGCCATCGCCAACACCGCTGCGTACGACGCTGGAGACCATATCGACAGACAAGGACAGCGTGATCGTCCATCAGCGCGCTGCAGACGGCCGCGCGGTGATGTTGGAACTCAAGGCACCGCATGACTTTGTCCGCTTTGCGCGCAAGATCTACAATCTCGCCCATGAACTGGCCGGTGAGCAGCTCAACGATGAGCTGTCGGACGTCAGCAAATGGTGGGACGAGAACAAGGACGAGTAGGCCGCACCCGTCACAAAACGTGATACGTTAGCTAAACCGTTTAATCCGGAATGGGTTTAAATCTCACTTGCTATTTAAACCTGATGGGTTTTGAATGCCGTTTCTTCTAAACCGCATTGCGGAAAGAAATCGGCCATGATCCCTCTCAAAGGCATCCTCAACGGCCTCATCCTCAGCACGGCGCTGTGGGCGATCCTTCTGTGGGCGTTGCTGACATGACCGAGCACGCCGAACCTGACCCCTGGCTGTTCTGGAAGCGCGCCATGCAGGCGCCGGGACTGATCGGCACCTATGAGCTGCCGCTGTTCGTCGATCGGCCAGAGATTGGTTTTTATAGGATGTTCTCTAAGTCCAAGGACAGATGGCAAGCGGTGGCCTTCTTCATCAGCGACGACGCCGACGAGATCTTGTGCTGCCAGGTCGACGGCCGCCTCGTCGAGCCGCTGAAGATGGGCGATATCTGGCACCGCTGCTGCCGGCACCCGATTTCCTACGCCGCCTATCAGGATGCCATTGCCGGCAACGGCTTTGCCGACGAGCCACCGGCGCCATCGCTCGGCCACAATCTGTCGGCCGACCTGCGTGAGCAGCTGCTGCTGGAATTCGAAGCCGAGCAGGAGATCGCCCAGGATCTGCTGGCCAAGGATCTCAGCCAGGACATTGCCGATCAGATCGCCATCATGTCCAAAAGACTGTCCGGCCTGCGCCAGCGCGCCGATCTCGAGCACACGAAGGAAAAACGGCCGCACCTGGAAGCCGGCCGCGAAGTCGATGATCGCTGGCGGTTCCGCGATGGGGTGACAGAAACTGTCACCCTGTTGAAAAAACACCTGCAGCCCTGGCTTGACAGCCACGAACCATCGGCCGGCCGCACCGGCGCAAAAGTGTCGCTGCGGCGGGTGTTTGTTGGCGAGATCGTCAATGCCGAGCTGTTCTTCGGCGCCGTCAAAGACCGGCCGGAAGTCCGCGAGGCGCTGCAGAAAGTGGCGAACCAACTGGCCCGCGCGCATGCCGAGACGCCAGGCCTGGTGATCAGGGAGGAGGCGAGGGCGATATGAAACGGTCTCAGATGATGGGACTGCTGGGCAGCGCGGCCGGCAATATCGGCGCCTGCATCGAGATCTACCAGCGCGATCAGAAACGCAAAATGAGCATTGACGAGGAAAATGAGGTCTATAGCCGCCTGATGCGGACCAACGAGCTGATCCACGAAGTGGCAACAATGCTGGAGGAGGAGTCATGAACACCCCCGAAACACGGCTGCCGGCGCTGGTGTCCGGCGGCGCCATCCGGCCGATCATCCCGCAGGATTTCGAAGGCGCCTGGCGCATTGCCTCGGCGATCGCCAAGGCCGGCATGCAGCCGCAGGGACTGGAAAGCCCTGAGAAAATTACCATTGCCATCCTGGCCGGCATGGAGGTCGGCTTGCCGCCGATGCAGGCCATCCAGTCGATCGCCATCATCAACAACCGGCCGTCGATCTATGGCGATGGCGCGCTGGCGCTGGTCCGCGCCTCCGGGATGCTCGTTGACATGCAGGAGCGGCTCGACGGCCAGGGCGAGGCGATGACCGCGACCTGCCGCGTGCGCCGTCGTGGCGAGAATACCGACACCATCCGGCAGTTTTCCGTTGCCGACGCCAAGAAGGCCGGACTGTGGACGCGCAAGGGACCGTGGGAACACTATCCCCAAAGGATGCTCGCCATGCGCGCCCGCGCCTTTGCGCTGCGTGACGGCTTTGCCGATGTGCTGCGCGGCCTGTCGGTGGCCGAGGAAATGGCCGACGTGAAGCCGGCGCCACAGCCGGGACCGCCGCCCGATGATGCCATTCCCGATTTCGGCGCAACAGTGGTAGAGTCGGACCCAGGCGTCACCATTCGCCCCCCAGCCGACGCCGAAGGCAGCAGCGACGTTTCACCCCCCTCGGCGCACGACCTCGCTGCTGCCGCCTTCCGCAAGTCGGAAGCCATTGGCAAGATGCTGCAGCTGGCCAGCGACAGCGATCTTACCGAAGACGAGCGCATCGAGGCGATCGACCAGGTCTGGCCGCATTATCAGTTGCTGTTCGAAAAGGAGGATCCCAACTTCCTGGCCGAGCTGTTTCCTGCCGCCAGCAAGGTAGCGCGCGGCGAGCTGAAGGTCGAGGCGGCGCGGAAGTTCCTTGAGGGGATGAAATGATAAAAACCTTTCATCCTCCAATCGAAACGACCGTCCGCATGACGTGGGTTCCGGTCAACTGCTGCTGCCAGCCGGACGTTCTTTTCGGCTTCCTCCGCCTTCCTGTCGACGGCCAGCAATTCAAGGACGGGCAAAAGTTCGCAATCCTTGACCTGGCTGGGCGAAGCCACGATGTCGAGCTTAAGCGTCTGATCAACCCGTCGGGCACGGCGAAGCATGTCATCCGGCTAGAGGAACTAGCCATCTATTCCGACGACCGGCCGATCGAGTTCTGGCGGAGAATCGCCGGCTTCCGTGAGGTGTCGGACAAGCAGAGGCCGGTCATATGAGCAACCGGCCGCTCGCTGCCACCCAGAAGCAGATCTTCGCCATTCTGAAAGGCTTGGCATGACCCTGAAGCCCGACCCGCTATCCTATCCACCGCGCGGCCTCAGCCGTGCGGAGGCGGCGCGTTATGTCGGCGTTGGAACGAGCACCTTCGACGTGATGATCGCCGAGCGGCAGATGCCGAAACCGCGGCAGATTCGCGGCCGCACGATATGGGACCGCGTTGAGCTGGATATTGCCTTCTCCGAACTGCCGCACCAGGGCGCCGGCAATTTCTTCGACCGCAAGGTGTCCTGAAAATAATTCGCCAATCTGCGTATTTTCCGCTTGCAACGTGTCGCCAGAGTGCGTATATCTGTCTCATCAACAACGGAGACAGGCAATGACAAAATATGGACCAACGACCAAATGGGCAGTTGAGCGCCGTTACAGCGGCGACCCCGACAATGTCGTCCTTCTCGGCACTGTCCGGTGGATGGTGAATGGGTATCGCTTCTTCCCGAATACTTCGAGCCGCAAGCCTAGCCGCAAGAGCCATCCGACTTTCGAGTCCTGCTTGCCGCGCTGGGTAGGCTACCCCGACCGCTGCGAAACGAGGGCGCTCTAATGGCCCTCATGCTTGGATCGCTCCGCGATGCGCTGGTTGATGCCGGCGCATCCGCAGACAAGGCCGACAAGGCCGCTGAAGAGGCTGCCGGCTACGAGAACCGGCTGGCAAAGATCGAAACCGATGTGGCGCTGCTCAAATGGATGGGCGGCGTCAATATCGCATTGACCGTGGTTGTTCTCGGCAAGGTGCTGTTCCTATGACTAACACTATCAGCAAGGAAGACCTCGCCGCCCAGGCGCGCGCATGGCGCCACCAATGGATGCTGTCGCAGAAGGCGGCCGCCGATCTGCTCGGCATTTCGCAGCGCACCTATGAAGGCATCGAGCAGGGCAGGGGATTCGCCTATCCCTCGATGCTGCTCGCCATGCTGGAAATGACCCAGAAAGACGAGGGGAAGAAATGACCATCACACTGGAACTGCTTGGGAAGCAGATCGCCACGCTGATTGGCGAAGTGAGAAGCCTACGCGAGTCCGTTGATGGCATGCGCTCTGAGCTGGACGGCGCCTTCCACATGCAGCGCGGAACCGACGAGGTTGTCGATGGTCTGCACCGCATTGTCGCTGCTCAAGGCCAGCGGCTGACCGCATTGGAGAGGGGGAAGAAATGATGCCCAAGACCCAGACGCCGCATCTCAACGTCGAGACGCGCAATGGCGTCGATAGTTACTATTTCCGCCGCGGCCATGGTCCGCGCACCCGCATCGATCACCCCTATGGTTCGCAAGCATTCTGGTCGGCGTATCAATCGCTGATGAGCGGCCAGATGATCACGGTCGACATTGGCGATGTCGAGCAAGACATTATCAAGCGCAGGTTTCCACGCCGGATCGAAAACATGCTGGTCCAGTGCCGGCAGAGAGCCATCGCCAACCGACGTGAATTTGATCTGACTCTTGAATGGCTCAACCATCAGTTTGAGCATCAGAACTACTGCTGCGCGCTGACAGGCATTCCATTTCAAGCTGGCCGCGCTGGCGGCACCCGAATGAACCCCTATGCGCCAAGCCTCGATCGGATTGATTGCGCGCGCGGATATACCAGGGACAATGTCCGGGTCGTCCTCGCCTCCATCAATGTGGCCTTGAACGATTTCGGCCTCTCTCATTTTGATCAGATCGCCGCAGCGCGCCTGCAGCAGATTGTCAAAGAGAGACACATGACATGAGCAATCGGCTCGCCGTGACGCAGAAGCAGATCACCGCGATCCTGAAAGGCGCGGCGAAGGCCGGCGTGCATCTGAAGATCAAGGCGCGCGAAGGCGAGGTGATCTTTATTCCTGAGACAAATGAAATCACTCCTGCCATGCCACCCAAAAAAGAACCGAGCTTCGATCCATAGAGGGGAAGGAAATGAAGCACCCTGACTATCCACACGTCTCTTTGAAACTCCACAACGGCAGAGAGCGATGGCGCTTTCGCAAGAGCGGTCACCGTGAGTTCCTGCTGCCGGGAGAGCCGCATTCGCCGGAGTTCGACCACGCCTACGAGGCGGCCGTCTATGGCCAGCTAATCCCGAAGCCTGGCCAACTTGTCCGGCTGCCGGGATCCGCGCTGCCGGAATCGCTGCGTGCCGCTTATCTCGCCTTGAAGAAGATGGACGGCTGGGAGCGGCTGGACAATCGCACCAAGACCCGCGATGCCCGTCACATCGAGAACTTCCTGTCTCACACCGACGGCGGCCAGCCATGGGGCGACGGTCCGGTGGCCGAACTGCGCCGCAAGCATGTCAAAGCCTACCTGGAAACGATGGCCGAGACGCCGCATGCGGCAAGGGTGGCTTTGAAGGCGATCCGCAAGCTGATCATGACGGCGATCGAGGAGGAGTGGATCGACGCCGATCCGACCTCGACCCTGAAATACAATCCGCCGCGCGATGGCTGGCCGGCATGGACGGAAGACATGATGGACGCATTCGAGAGACGCTGGCCGGTCGGCACGCCGCCGCGCACCGCCTATGCGCTCGGCCTGTGGCTCGGCAACCGGGCCAGCGACGTCGCCCGGCTGCGCTGGGACCAGCTGAAGACCAAGACCTTTACGGTCGACGGCGAGCGGCTGACGATCGACGGTTTCGAGTTCGTCCAGCACAAGGGCCGCAACAAGTATGGCCGCGAGATGTTTTTGCCGCTGACGCCGATGCTGGCGCAGGCGCTGGCGCCGCTCGACCGCTCGACCGAACGGGTGCTGGTGTCGCGGCTCGGGCGCACATTCTCCGACAATGGACTGACGCAGGCGATGATCGACTGGGCAGCCAAGGCCGGCATCCCGGCTGGCTATTCGATGCACGGTCTGCGCAAGGCGCTGGGTGTCAAGCTGGCCGAGGCCGACGCCACGACGCGCGAAATCATGGAAGTGCTTGGCCATGCCAGCATCGAGCATGCGGCGCTCTACACCAGGGATGCCGACAAGAAGCGGCTGGCGGTGAAGGGGATGCGCAAGATGGCCGCACTTGAGCAGGCGATCCGCAAGCCGGACCTGAAGGTGGTGAAATGAAGTGGGACGGCAAAAGTGGGACGGTGTGGGACGGCGGAATACAAAGCATTGAGCTTGTTAAGACAAAATCTCCCATTGGTCGAGATTTGATCAACGCAAAATCAATAACTTATAAGACGCTGTCCCGCCCGCCGTTTCCAAAAGGTTCCGTTAGCGTCCCGCAGTACCCGCCAATCGATCTTGGCATCGCATCACAAGTCTTTGGCACCGGAAAGCAAAGGAGACAGATTGATCGTAATCGCTTGACATGACTAGAATCAGCACGGCCCGTCCGGTGTTGAGACCGGACGAACCGCTAAACATCTCAAACGACAGGACCGTTCGAAATGCCTAAAATCCTTTCTATCACATTCGCTGCTGCCATTGCTGCGGCCGTCGCCACGCCGGCTTTTGCCGAGATGACTGTCACCGCCTTTGCTGCGCGTACACCCTGGATGAAGCCATGCCAATCGGCCGCGTGGGCACTGAAGGCCGAGCAGGACGATATCACGGCCCGCTGGCAGGCCGCCCAAGAGATGGCTGCAATAGCGCCGGATAGCCTCTATGGCGGCATTATCAATGACGTCAAAATCCTTGGCTATCGCGCCGATGGCTTCGGCCAGATGGTCCGCTCACGCTGCGCCAACACGCCAGCCAGATGGGCGGCATTCGAGAGGGCAACTCAGTACTCGGCGAAGGTGAAGAAGGTCAAGGCCTGGGGAAATCGCGCCGTGAACCTGATGATCGTCAAGCGGGCACTGCTCGGCCCGCAATATTAGTATGCTATAGGGATGCTCGTGGTGGGATCCATCAAGACCTGCCAATTCACCGGCCGGCGAGGGTTGAAGCCCCTTTTCCTCGCCGCCGGTTTTTTTCTGGATTTTCTTGGCCTATGTTGTGAGTGGCATGATTGCGTAGGCCAGTTAGACGATGATGCGAGCGATCGCAGCATTTAGGTCGTACTGGTATCGCTGCGGATTAACAACCGCAGAACCTCTCTCGGAGATGGTTCGCTGCTAAGGTCGGCGACCATGGGTTCGAATCCCATCCAGTCATGTCCATTTCCTAGACGGCAATTCCGAGCAGCGGCAGTGCCCGCAGCAGGATCACCAGCACAGCGATCACCAGGATGATGGCGCGCGCGATCTGCTTGAAGTTGGCTTCCAGCGGCAGCAGTTCGACGCAGTAGATGATGATCCACGCAACGAGGCCGACCACCAGCACCACGATCAGCAGCGAAATCAGAGCTTCAATCATTTCTGCTTTCCTTTCTGTCCATGTCCGCCCTTGCCCTGGCCGGGGTTGTCCGGGTCCGAATGGCCGGGATCGTTCCCATGCCCTTTATTGTGGTCGCCGCCGGGCTGGCCGCCGCCTCCGTTGCCGGGTGGCTCACTGCCGCCACCACCGCCGCCAGCAGGAGGAGAGCCGCCGCCAGGAGGATTGTTATTGCCGCCGCCCGCTCCCCCGCCAGCCCCACCAGGAGCAGGGTTGCCGGTTCCAGCACCATTGCCGCCTCTGTTGCTCGGTCGCGCTGTACCGCCTTCGCTGCGGCGTTCTGCGGGTCGGCTGCCATAGTCCAGGTTACAGGTGTTCGGGTACCATCTTTCGAGCAGACGGCACTGTTCGCGGGTCAGCCGCACCGTCTGCATCGAGCAGGTGGCGAGCAGCAGAGTCGGAAATATAAAAACATATCGTCGCCTCACCGCGCACCCTTTTCTCCCTCTCGTCTCTGGATGTCTTCGTATTGCCAGATGATATCCGGCGGCTTGCCCAGCCCATGCAGGGCATCGATCATCGCCTGCAGGATGACGCACAGCGTCTGCTGCTCCTCTTCGGTCGGCTCGTGGGTCATGACGGCGCCGAGCGAATATCGGGTCTGGCCCTCGAAGGCGATGCCGGTGGTGACGGCATAGGAATAATCTTCGCCCCGCTCCCTGGCCTTGACGAGGCGGCAGGCGGTGCTGGTCGGCTCGACGGCGTAGCTTGACAGGAAACGATCCAGAAGGGTGGGATCGGTGACCAGCCGATAGACCACGTAAGCCGGCACCAGGCCACAGAGCAGGAGAAGGATAGCCACGGCATTCTTGGGTGTCAGCCTTTCCAGAAAACCCAGGCCCGCGGTGACATTGGTCGGCGGCGGCTGCGCACTCATTAGCTCCGCGGGAACGCCGCCGTCGGCACGCTGAAGCCGCTGTCGGAAGCATAGCGCGCGGCGCCAACCGTAAAGCGGACTTCATCGATGTGGCCGTTGAAGTCGAATTGGCTGGCGCCGTTGAGGCCAATGCGGAACGGTGTGTTGACGTCCCGAATGGTGCCGTCCGCTCCGGTGAAGGTCGCCGAGCCGCTCATCGTCCCGTTGACATAGACGCGGAACTTGCCGGTGGCGTCCCGGTCGACCGCCACATGGGTCCATGTGTTGGCGGCGACGGTGGCGCTCGAAGCGAATCCCCGCTGCGTGCCGCCGGTATCCCAGAAAGCGAATTCCAGCGTGCCGCCGGTGAGGATGAGGAAGGACCACCCATTGTCCGAATCGATACCGGATTGTGCCCGCTGCCCGGCAATCTGCTGCAGAACGCCGATCACCGCAGGCCGGATCCAGGCCTCGATGGTGAAGTTGCTGGAGCCGATGGTGAGCGAGGCGTGATCGGCCGTCGTGACAGCGTCGTTCGTCCCGTCGAAGAATGCCGACGAGACGCCGAACTTGAACTGCGATGTGCTCATCCGTGCGTTGTTGACCGGCGTCAGCGTGCGACCGTAACTGCTCTCATCGACGAATGCCGTCGACCCATCGGCGCCGTTCGCGCCAAGCAAAAGTACGACCTGGCCGAAATAGGGATCGAGGTCGGCGCCCGCTGCACCGAACCAGTACGGGTTCAAGAGCATGCTCATGTGCGGGTGCCGATCAGGGTGATCTTCAGACCCTTGGCGGTGCCGTCGCCGATCTGATCCACGTCGACCGTCATCTCGGCGTCGTCGGCCAGCGCGCTGTCGGAGATCACCGCCGCCGTCGCCGCCGTGGTCGAGGTCTTTTCGGTGTTGTCGATGGTGAGCTTGGTCGACAGGATCGAGGCGCCGGCCTCGTTGATGTCGACGGTGAAGATGGATCCAGAGGTCTGCGCGGTGGTCAGCGAGGCGCGCACCGCCGTCAGCGTCACCGCATCCGGCATGCGGAACGTCACCTTGCCGGCGCCGGTGGTCAGCGCCGTGGTCTCGTCGGAGCAGGCGACGATCAGCTCGAAGACGCCGCCGGCCGATGCTGCGTATAACTCGGTGAAGTTGTCGTTGGTCTTGTCGAAGGCATCGCGGATCGGATCGCCGGTGCCGTCGTTGGGTGCCGCGCCGATGTTGATGGTCTGCTGTGCCATTTTCTTACGCCTCGTCCGCTGTGTGGGCAGTCGTGTCGGCCGTGGTGGTGGTGTCGGCAGTCAGGTGTTCGATCAGCACACGAATCCGGTAGCCCTGCAGCGACTCCAGCCCGTCGCGCTCCGACGACACCACGATATAGCCCTCGCTTTCGCCGCCGAAATCGGCCGGGTCGACATCCTGCGAGGTGCCGGCAATGCCGCTATAGGTAAAGAGCACCACGCCTGCCAGATCGGTCAGCGTCACCGTGGTGGTCTGTCCGGCTTCCGGCGTCACGTCGCCATCCGTCCATGCCTTGATGACCGCGGTTTCGGTCTCCCGGTTGCGGCGCGCCCAGCTGACCGGGATCGGATTGACGCCGACGCAATCGACAATGCCGGCAAAACCATCATCACCGTCGACCTTCACATCCGCCGGCCTGAGCGGCAGATGCGGCCGCGCCGTCATCGTCGCGCTCTCCACCGGCGCCGCGACTTCGGCCAGCGTGCCCTGCGAGGTCGATAGCAGTATCTTGTAATTGACCGTCTCGCCTTCCGCCCGGATGTCGATGTCGTCGACAAAGGACATGTCGGCATTGATGAACCACACCGGCGTGCCGGCCGGCCAGGCGCGCGGCACCGTATCCAGCACGCCGCGCGTAAAGGTATAGCCGCTGAGGCCGACATCGGCGATCAGGCAGATTTCGCTCTCCGTCTCGTCATCGCCCTGGATCAGCATCAGACCGCCGACCACCGGGCCGTCGCCCTGCGTCTGGTCGGGAAAGGTCAGGATCACCGTCTCGACCTCGGGCGACAGCGCATCGGGCAGCGTGGCGCGGCTGGCGATGGTCTTGGTGCCGAAGTTCTCGTAGCCGGTGCCGCCGGCGGCATCGGTCGCCTCGCCATAGAGTTCAAACGTGTCGGTGTCCTGGCCATCCTCGGCCGCCAGGACGCCGGCGAACACTTCCGGATAGTCGAGGCCCTCGAGGATCGACGCATCGACCAGATTGACGGTCACGTAATAGGGCAGCGTGATGATCTCGGCGTGGTCGGCTGCCGATGGCGGTTCCGAGGTATCGGTCCATTCCGATTCCGGCGGCTCCGAATAGTCGGCCAGCGCCAGCGAGAACACATCCTCGACCAGCGAGGTGCGCACCGTTGAATCGCCGGGCTTGCCGTAGTCGACCGGCCCGACGCGCATGACGATCGAATCGATGCCGTCCTCCGGGCTGTTCAGCACGCAGCAGTCGCCCGGCAACAGCGCCCAGGCAGTGCGGTTGACCTCCAGGTCGCATTTGGCCAGCGGTGTCGAGGCTGATCTCAGATCGCGATGCGCCAGGCGGGTCGCCAGGCTTGCGTTGCGGACGCCGTAATAGTTGCGGCCGTCGCTGATCACGCCGCCCTGCGCCTCGATGTTGGCAAGATCCTGAGCGACGACGGTTTCCTCTTCCTCGTTGTCCGGGTTGGTCCAAGTGACCACGATCTCGTTGATCGTCTCGCCCCATAATTTGCGGCTGAAATTCGTCACCGTCGAATTGTCCGGCGTGAAGACCGGCAGCGACGGGACCGAATAGTCGTTGCGGATCAGCTTCAGCGTCAGCAGGCCGGTGCGCGGATTGACGAACAGCGTGGCCTCGATGTGATCGAGCACCTCGCGGATGAAATCCTCGATGGCGCTCTGCCGCGTCCAGATCATCGACAGGCCGAAAGTCTCAGAGTAGAGCACCACGGCCGCCGCATCGAAGGCGTCGTAATCGATGGCGCTCGGCGGCGCGCCCATCCCCCAGTTGGGATTGCTGAGGCACTCGTAGATGATATGGGCCGGGTTGGAATCGAACTTGCCGGCCGGCATCAGAAACCAGAACGAGGTGGCGCCGAGATGCGTTGCCATGAAGGCGCCGCCCCATGTCCTGTTGATGCCGCACCATGAATAGGCAACGCCTGGATTGACGAATGGCGAGGTGTCGATGGTGATGGTCCGGTCAAACGTCAGGCTGGAGATATTGATAATGCGGATGTATTCGACGGCCGTCGGCGCTTTTTCCGGCAGAGCGATCAGGCCGCCGCCGAGGTCCATGCGCTTGGCCAGCATGCCGCCCGGCGTACCGAGGCCGGACCCGTTGCCCGTCTTCGATCGTTTGAGCGTCGTGATGGCGGCGTCGTAGACGAGAATATCGCCATTGGTGCAGACGATGACGACCTCGTCGGTGTCCTCGACATAATGCGCCACCCGCACCAGGCGGCCGGCGATGCCGGGCGGCGTCGTGTGCGCCGCCGAGAAGGTGCCGTTCCAGCACACCAGCACGAGGTCGTTATAGCCATTTCGGCGGCAATAGGCGTAGGTCGCCCCCATCGACAGTTCATCGATCGCCTGCGATCCCGCCGTGATGGTCAGCGGCTGCGTCCATTCGATCGCCCAGGCGCCACCGCCACTTTTCTTGAGCAGCATCCACGGACCGCCGGAGCCGGCTGGTCCCAGCCAGGCCAGGGCATAGCGCGTGGCGCCGATCAGGATGTCATCCATCGCGAAGCCGAAATTCAGATCGGCTGACGCGCCGGCCGCGAGGACCGCCGCCTTCAGGCTGATCGACTGGCTGACCGCCATGTCGGAATCGTGCAGATTGCGGATCTCGAAAAACGTCGGCGCCGAGCCGGTTCCGTCGCCGCCGATGCGGCGGAACAGCTCGCCGTCGTCGGTGATATGGACGGTGCCGCCGTCCAGCGAACTGTCGCTGACCGCGATGGTGCGCGATTCGCCGCCGGGCAGCGTGAACACCTGTGCGGTTCCGGCGCCACGAACGCACCAGTCGCCGTTGCTATCCCACTGATAGGGATCGTTGCCGGTGCCGAGTGTCCCGAAACTCACGCCGGGATCGGTCAGCGTGCCGCCGCCCGACCGAAAGATCTTGGCATAGGCCGCCGGAAGGCCGATCGAGGCGCGGCCGATCTCGCACCAGACGCCGGGCAGATAGGGCGAGTTGGCCTGCCAGTAAAAGCCCCGCATGTCCTGGCCGGGACGATTGGCGAAGAAAATCGAGGCGATGCCGCGATAGGCCGGCATGGTCGCCGAGGTGCGGCCGTGCTTGGCAGCCAGGGTTTCCGGCATCACTTGGGTCGCGGTTCCCGGCATCCAGGTGACATTGCCGTCGACGCCGCCCTCTTTCTTCAGGCCGCCGAACAGATTGTCATTCCTGAGAACGGCGGTTCCGCCAACCGTCCACAGCACCGGAGTGGCCGCCGGCCAAGCGGGTTTTTCAGCGATGAAGATATTCGACAGGTATTCGACCGGGCCGGCGCAGATGCCGAAATGCATCGACATCGCGTATTTGGTCACATCCTGTTTCGGTTTTTTCTTCTTACCCATTGCCGCGCCGGTCCCGTGTCGCCTGCACGATCTGCGCCGCGATCACATCGCCGGACGCCAGGAATTTTTCCTCCTCGATGCCGTTCCTGATGAAGTCCCTGAAATCGAGATCGTGACGAAAAAACCAGTCGCGCGCGCCGGCCACGCAATGGCCGGTCTTGCGGATGTCGTCGATGGTGATTTTCTGGCCGCGGTCAGGCATTGATCTGGAAGGTCCGTTTCTGTTTGTCGCCGTACCACAGGACGTTCAAACCTTTCACGATCACGGTTCCGAACACCACCGGGACCGGCTTGCCGCGCTCGGCGACCGGGTTTTCCAGATCCTGGGCTTCCGGCGGTTTCTGGGTCTTCGGCTTCGGCCTGAGCAGGAAGGCGATGACCTGGAAGGCGATCGCCACCAGCAGCCAGATGAACCAGCCGCCGCGCTCGTCGCGCCAGAAGCGGGTGAGAAGATCGAGGATCTTTTTCATCAATAATACTGGTTGCGGTAGCCGGTCGGATTGTTGAGCGGGATCCACGGACAGCCGCCGTGGTTCAAAATGTTGTTGAACAGGAACTGGCAGTCGTCCATCTGGTGATTGCAGCCGAGGATCGTGCTCACCGCATCGCCGGGATCGAGATCGCGCAAGAGGCCGCCGAGCGCCAGCGTGTTGCCGCTGACCGAAAGGATCTTGCGCTTTTCGGTGCCACCATCGTCATTGATCCATTCGAGGATTCCCTCGCGGAATTTGCTCGGATCGAAGGAACCGTTCCAGCCGGCGTTGAGCGTGGCCGAGGTACCGGAGATCGAGGCCACCGTGCCGGCCACCGTCGAGGCGGCGCGGTTGGCCTTGCACTCGTCGCCGTAAAGCACATGCGGGCAGCCGAGCTGATAGTTGCGGCGCAGTCCCGGCCGCCTGAGCGACGAAGAGACCGGCTCGCAGGTAGCCATGCACTCGTCGCCCTCGCGGCCGACCGACAACACGCGGCCCGACCAGACGACGAGGAATTCCGGCGGATCGGTGTCCGACAGATGGCCCTGGCGAATGATCAGCGTCACCGGTTGCGTCGGCGGATAGACGCGGAACTTCTCCGAGAATTCGACATCGCGCGGCATCCGAATCGCCAGCGTCGTGCGGTCGAGCGAACCGGACGAGACCACGGCATCGCGCATCGCTGGCGTCGGCTCGTAGGTGATGCTGTCGCTGATGATTCCCTGCTCGGCATCGGTAATGGCGAAATAGGTGAGCGGCGTCACGTCATAGATGAAATGGTAGAGCGTCACCGGCTGGCCTTTCTGCCGGCTTTCCTCGATCGGCGCGAAACTCATGGTTGGCTTTACTCCACCGCCAGATTTTCAAGCATCTGCATCGAAAGTTTAATTTCGGCCACGTCCTCCATCGGCCACGACTGGGTCATGGTGTCGGAGGAAAACCGCCACAGCGGCAGCCACGATACCTGGTCGATATCGTCTGCCGCCACCGTCAGGGACGAACCCAGCGTCAGCACCGAATTGCCGCCGGATGGCGCGATGTCGGTCACCAGGCTGGTCAGCCAGGTGCCGTCGGTCTTGCGGATGGCCACCGCTTTCCACACCGTCGAGCCGGAATAGACGCTGTCGGTCTCGGTGCCTTCGACAGTGAGCGTGGTGCCAGCAATGCCGCCGACTGGGATCATGTCGGCCTGCCAGGTCGGCATGTAGAACTCATGCTGGCGGCCGAGCATGCGATCGAAGAATGCGCGGATCAGGTCGGCATGTTCGAAGTCGCAGGCGGTGTAGTTGGCCTCCCATATGCGGGTCGAGAAGCCGATGGGGAAGAACCGCCGTACCCGCCCGAAGCCGAAGTCGACTGTTGCTGCGCCGTCCTGCACCCGGTCGATACCGATTTCGGTCCAGCGGTTGGGAGTGACTAAAAAGACCTCGCGGCCGGCCAGCGTGGCCGAAGCCGTGCCGGGATCCTCGACCGGCTCCGAGCCGGGATCGACATGGAAGGTGATCGACGCCTCGACGACGCCATGGGTGCGCGAGGTCAGCGGCGCCGGAATGGAAGGATCGAGATAGCCGGTGAGGGAAGGGGAGAGGCGGGTGGGCGCCGGCCATGCGGTGGCGTCGGATTCCTCGAAGCTGACCGTGGTGCCGGTGATGTCGTCGACGGTGCGGAAGGCGGTGCGGAAGCCGCTGTCGAGGATCAGCGTGGCACCTTCAAAGATCCAGCTCGGGACGGGATCGATGGTCAGCGCCGAAAAGCCGGGCGGCAGGCCGTCGTCGAACTCGACGAAGCGCACCCGTTCGGGAATGGCAAGCTCGATGCGCTGCGCGTTGACCATGGCGCGATCGAAGGCCCGCACGTTGTCGTCGCACAGCGCGGAAAGATATTCGATGCGCTTGCGCGGCGTCTGCCGCATGGCGCGCCGCTGTTCCTTGCCGGACCGTGACACCAGAATCTCGGTGCGGTATTCGCGCGTAACGTCATAGGGCGCCCGGTTGAAGGACGGCCCGAACGGGAACAGCGTGGCCAAACAATCAGCCCTGCATCGCCTGGCGGAAGGCGCCCGGCTGCGCCCGCACCGCATTGAGGATGACGTTAACGCCGTCAGGCCGGCTCAAGGCTTCCGAGAGGAAGGAGCCGCTGTCGAAGGTGTTGACCACCGTGGTGCGGGTGTTGAACTGCTGCTGCGCCGGCGGCGGTTGCACGAAACCGCCGCGGGCATAGCCGGGCAGTCTCGGCAGCACAAAGCCGCCGCTGGAATAGCCCGGCGCGCCGCGGTTGATCGCCTCGAGCAAGGCGCGGTGCTGTCTGGTCGCCTTGGCGTTAACCACGAATTCCTGGCCATGGACGATGCCTGCCGCCTGACCGGTCGGCCGGTCGCCGGTATAGCCGCCGGAGGCGTACAGACCGCCAGGGCCGCCAACGAAAGGCACTGCCGGAACGCCCAGCAGGCTGCCGAAGAGTTTCATCATTGCCGCCTGCACCACCATCTGCAGCAACTGGTCGGCAATCCGGCTCACCACGTTGTAAAGCGCCTCGGCGGCAGATACGCCGTTTCTCAGATCCTGGACGAAGCCGACAACGGCCTGAGTCGCCATACCAGCGAGTGTCTGCTGCAGCTGCTGCAATACCTGCGCCTGCTTCTGAACTGCCTTTATGGCAGATTCCTGGGCGTTTCTGGCGGCGTCTGCCGCCAACTTCTGTCGTTCTGAAATGGCGAGAGCCTCATTGCCCGCCTGTGCATTGGCAGCCGCCTTCTCGCGAATCTTGGCAATGTCGGCATCGGTCAGCGTGATGCCGTCCTGCCGCGCCTGGTTGAGCGCCCTTTGCAGCTCCGTCTCGACTTCAATGGCGACTCGTTTCTGATCGGCATTCAGGGTTGAGGTAGTGTTGATCTCATTGATGCGTGTCGCCAGTGATGCCTGCTCGTCGAGCGATGTCAGATAGTTCTGCAGGTTTTCCTGCGCCCGTGCAGTTGCGTCAGCCTGCTGCTCGATCGTCCGTGCCTGCTCTTCGTTTATTCTGGCAGCAGTGCCTTTGAGCTGCACGTGAACCTTGTCGCGCTGATAGAGGCTTTCGCTCACCCTATCGAGCTGTTCGAGTTCAGGAACCATTTTCACGGCGGCGCGCAGCGTCTCCATCGACACGCCCTGGCCGATGTCGACAGCGGCACCGACTTCGTGACGGCTGCGACCCGGTGGTGCCGCGACACCACCGGTACCCGCCCTGTATCGGGCATAAGCCTCGGCCTGCTGCTGACGAGAGCGAACCGCACTGGTGATGCGTGCCGTTTCCGGCAGCATGGTGAACAGCTTGGCTGTCGCAATCGCCATCTCGTCTGTGAGATTGACCATGCTCGCGCCAATTGCGTCAGTCGCCGCCTTGGTCTGGAGAAACGCCCGCGCCGCATCGCCGGATGCCGTGACCGCTGCACGGAACTGAGCCGGCATCTGCACGACGCCCTGCATGAATGTGCCGCCGAGGTCGCCGGGCAATGCGCCCGCCAGTTCCCGCACTGCGCCAATCAGCGGCCCCAATGGCCCGAGCAGATTCTGAAAGCCCTGCAGCATGCCTTGCAGAACACGGCTGGAATCCTGGCCCAGCGTGTTCATCGCTTTATCGAGTTCATTGACCTGAGGCGTCACGCCGATCAGCGTCGTGCGGATTTTTTCCAGTTGTTCAGCGAGCTGTGCGGCATAGGGTCCAGGCAACTGTTTGAGAACGCCGATCATGTCGTCCAGGAATTTTCGGATCTCAGCCACGCTGCCGCCGCCCGATTCCAGTTGGCTGATCATGAACTCGATTGACTGGCCTGCCTCTTTGACCGTTTTGCTGAATTGCGGAAAGATGACCGGACTTTCGAACAGCTCGAAGAAATCCCGCACCTGCGGTTCGGCGTTCCGTAGCGCATCGGTGATCGGCGCCAGCAGTTCCTTGCGCCCGATGGTGATGCCTTGCCGACTTTTACGCAGTTGCTCCAGCCGTTCCTGCGCTGCAACGATCTCTCTGAGTGCGGCCGGCGCCTCCTTCCAGTCGGTCACCACTTCCTTGAGCAGCGTTTGCTGCCGCTTCAGTTCTTCATTGAGTTTCTTCTGCGCTTTCTCGGCTTCCTTGGCGCCTTCCTCGCTACCGAAGAAGTAATCGGTCGCCGCCGCAGCCGCCAGGCCGAATGCCACCACCGCCAGGTTGATCGGATTGATCATGCCGAGCATTGCTGTGCCGAGCGTGCGCGCGCCAGCGGCAAGGCCGCCGCCGCCCAGTATCTGCGCGATCTGGCCCAGCTGCATCTGCAGCGCGCGGATGCCCTGACCCGAAGCCAGGCCGCTAAAGATGTCGTTCAACTGGAATTGCATGATCCGCGCATCGTTGGCGATCTGGCCTGCCGACTTCTGGAAATTGTCGTTCAGCGGCTTAAAGTTGGGTCGCGCGTTTGAACCGATGTCCTTCAGCAGTTTTTCAATCTGGGCGGCATTTTTCTCGGTCACGCGAACGGCCGCCTTCAGCCCCGCTTCGTAGTCCTTGAGTGCGGCGCGTAACGTGACGGTTACGGCGGCGTCGTCGGCGGCCATCTATCATGCCTCCCGCTGTACTATCAACATGCCGTCTGATACATTGTCCGCATGTCGATAGCCGATAGCAATCGCGCCCGAACCCACGATCTGGTGGGTCGTCGCTTCGGTGATTTGCGAGTTATTGCTAGACATGGCTGGGCTGGCAAACGATCGGAGCCAGCATGGTTGTGCATCTGCGATTGCGGGAATGAGAAAGTCGTTACCGGCAATGCTCTCCGCATGAAGCCTGGCACTAGGTCGTGCGGGTGTTTCAGGCGAGCGATCGGCAAGAGCAATCTGATCAATATCGCCAGCGGTCAGCGCTTCAGCAGATTGACAGTGATTGGTCGATCCCAACGCAAGGATAGCAAGCGAACAGCTTTTTGGGATTGCCGGTGCGATTGCGGAACTATGTTCACTGCGACCGGAACCCGGCTGAGAAACGGAACGTCCAAGTCGTGTGGATGTCTGAAGCTCGACACGCTTCGCGTGAAGGCTACGACACACGGCTTGACGGCCTTCGGTGAAGCCCCGCCACGCCTCTATCGCATTTGGACAGGAATGAAGACTCGCTGCTCGAATCCGAAGACCAATACCTGGCAGTACTACGGTGGACGCGGCATCAAGGTTTGCCCCGAATGGCAAGACTTCGAGCCATTTCGAGACTGGGCTTTCGCCAACGGTTATCGCGATGATCTGACCATAGATCGCAAGGACAATGATCGTGGATACGAACCAGACAATTGCCGCTGGGCGACCTATCGGACTCAGCGAGTCAATCAACGTCCGAAGAGCCATGCCTAACTCATCTCACTGCTTCTTTGATTGCTTTACGCATTTTTGTGCGTGCGCTCCGTCGATTCGCTCTGAAAGAAGGTAAAAGGTAGGGTTGGGCCTGCATTTTCTGGGTGCCGAACTCCAGCAGCCGCGCCACCTGATAGCGCGTGCCCGTCTCGTCGGTCAGCGTGCTCTGGTCACCAGCGGTAATCGCGATATACAGCCCGCCGCGCTTACCTTCCCTAACGCCATGCTGCCGGATCGAATCGCGCACCTCGCCGGTCTCCACCGGCACCCGCAGTCGGGCGCCGGCGACAATGCGGTCAGCCGATTCCATCATGGCCTGTTCCAGTGCAGCGCGGACGGCTTTCGGGATCTTGTCCACCAGCTGCAGCTTAAGTTTGTCTATGCCCGTGACCATTGCCTCTTTGCCTGCGCGCTTCTGCCAGCGTCAGCGGCGTTGTTGGACGTGACCGCATCCAGTCCCATATTTCCTCCTTTTCCTCTTCGCTCAGGGTGCCGCCTTTTGCCGTGCTACCCTCATGCGCCTTCGTCCACATATCGATTACGGCGAAATACTCGATGAGGCTGAGGGCTTTTGTTTGCGACGGTTGGAGACCGACAAGGAGTCCTGTGCCGAGGATAGTGCCGAAGTCCCATTGCCCGTCCCGATTTTCGATAGGGCGATTGTCGCCAGTTCGACTTCGGCTTTTTTTTTCAGATATTCATCGAGGCCGGTCCACGCCGCGCCAAGCACGTCCATGGCCAGCCTATAGTTCGCATCGAGCGGCTGGCAGTTCATGATCTCGGTCGCCGTCTCACGCGCCTCATTGGCCGGTAGCCCGCCACCTTCCAGGCCTCGCTCGATCACCTCGCGCACGTCCTCGATCTGCCAATCCTCGGTAAAGCGCCCCGATATCTTCTGCGGCCCGCCACCGAAGCTCTGCTGCAATTTCATCCACTGGCCGACCGTAATCTTGAACGACCAGTCACGGCCGGCTGCAGTCAGAACTGCCGATCCGTCACCGATCATGGCGTCGCCACCCAGGTCGCGGTGACAGCGCCGTCCGACACTGCATTGATGGCGAGCGTTACATAGCCGCCGGCCTCGGCGGCGAATGCCTCCGAGTCGACGTGGAAATTGCCGGTGATGGTCTTGGTACCGACGCCTTCAAATTCAATCGTCACCCGCATCGGTACGCTGTCGGTCGACATCGCAATGTCATCCCAGTCGGGAACCGACTCAGCCGCCGCCACGCCTTCCCCCGTAATGGTTGCAGTCTGGCTCTGCACGGTACGGCCGACCCACACTGGCGCGTCCGGGTCGTCGCAGTCGGGAATGTTGATCTCCTGCAGGTTCTTGGAGATGGTGACGCCCTTTGATGTAAAGCCGCACGGCGCCGCGTAGACCGGCGGCGTGGCGTCATCGCCGATTTCAATGACCATTTTCCCCTGCTTTGCTACGGTCGGTTGTGCCATTGGTTTAACTCCTTTGAATGCCAGCCTCGAATCCCAAAATGCCGTGACTCGTCAGGCCGTCCGGATCACGGGTGATGCGGGTATTGCGGTGCTCGAAAAAGGTCAGCGCATTGGTGGCTAACGGCAGCGCTGACTCCTGGTCGTGCAGCGAGGCTCGCACCGCGTCGGCAATCTTCTTCACTTCCGGATAGCCGACCGCGCGCGACCAGCAGTCGATCTGCTGCGCGACGATCAGCCCGGTGATGCAGTCGGCATCATCGGCCACCGAATCGACCGGGCCGATCGAGATGTACGGAAACGCCGCGTTGCTCGGCACCGAGTCATAGATGCGCCCGTTGACCAGCGCAGTGACCGCCGGATCGGCTTTCAGCCGCGCCACCACAGCGCCCTGGATTTCAAGCTCTGGATTTGCCATGGCCTCTCACCGCCACAAAAAAGGCCGCTAACGCGGCCGGGCTTCGGATGGCACAGTTCCTCGTCTCAATGGTTCATCGCTTTCCTTGGCCACGCCTGTGGCGGCCTCCTCGGAAAAATCGGCCAGCCGCCGCTTGCGGCCAAAGACGATGGTGCCGACGCTGGCCGTCAACCTGGCGATCTGCTCGCGCCGCTTCTGGCAGCCGACGCAGGCCACTAAGCCACCACCGTCAGCGTCATGGCGTTCGACATCAGACCGTCCGGATTCGTCACCGTCACCGGAAACGTCGCGCCAATTGTCTGGAACAGGTTCTTCGGCGCCGATACCGTGACCTGACTGGCATTGACGAAGGTGGTCGTCACCGGCGTGCCACCGATCGACACCACGGCGCCGTTGACAAAGAACGAGCCGTTGATCGATGCCGCCCAGACCTTATCGAAGCGCGCCGTGTTCGGCGTCAGTGAGGAAATGACCGGCTGCGGCGGCACCGGCTCCGGGTCCGGCATCGGCGAACCGACGGCAGTAACCGTGAAGTTCACGATGTTGGACTTGATATCGCCGGGGTGCTCGATCTGGATTGGGATGACGCCGACCTTCGACTTGAAGTCAAGGACCAGTCCGCGCAGCTCGGTGAGCGAGATCAGATAGGTCTGCACCGGCTTGCCATCGAAAAGGATCTGGCCCAGGCCGCAGAAATTGGTGCCCTTGACCGTCAGCACCAGCGGTTCCGCGCCATCGGCCGGATATTCGGTCGGCGCCAGGCTTTCGATCGTCATCGGCTCGTAAGGCTCGAAGCAGAAGGTCCGGTAATATTCGGAAACCTGCTGCTCGGTCGTCACCACCCCGCCAACGATCAGGTCGTAGAGCTTGCGCTCGGCCTCGTAGCAAAGCCGCACATGCGCCGCCATGTCGGCATCGATGATGGCGAGGTTGGCCTGGTCCATCATCAGCCAGCCGTTGAACGCCTTGAAGTTGAACGGCACCGGGATTTCGCCGCGCTCGGTCCTGAGCCGCAATTGCCCGATCTTCCGCTGCGCCTCGCCATCGGTTTTTATGTGCATGCCGTTGGAGGCGACGATGCCGCCCTGCTCGGTGCGCCAGCGGACATCAGCCGAATAGGCGACGAGATCGGCAACAAAATCCTGTTCGACATCGACGAAGCCAGGCGGCGGTGCGAGGAAACTTGCCATCAGCCGGTCGCTACGCCTCCTTCGATCATGAACACCATCATGGCGCGGTTCGAATTGTCGCGGCGGATGTCGCGGATGTTGTAGGCCAGCCCGTTGCGGACATCGCGCACCTGCCAGTCATTGCCGACCAGCGCCACTTGGCTGTCGATGCGGACGTTCATCATCATCGGCTGGCGCCCCTGCAGCCTGGCCGCCAGCACCGTTTCCGAGCCGGGCAGGGTGCGGAATTCGGCCCGCCGCTGGAAGCGCTCGATCCAGCCTGACACGACATTGCCATATTCGTCCTCTTCGTCCTGCCGCTCGTCGAAGGCGACATGGTAGTAAAGCCGCCCGGCGCCGGTCTGGTTGAGCTTTTCCATTGTTTTGGTCAGGCCAGCGCCGGATCCCGGTAGCGGTGCAAGAGCGCCGTCACCGCCGGCGTCAGGTAGCCCATCGCCACCACATTGTCCTCGCGGCCGGCATTGCGGTCGTCATAGAGTTTCGACAGCACCAGCTCGGTCGCCGCCCTGACGGCACCGGGCAGGTTGCCCTCGGCCCAGTCGACGATCGAGGAATCTTCCGGATCCAGCGTGCCGACGGTTTTCTTGCAGTAGTCGAGCACAATCTCTGAAGCCTCGCCGATCTTCGACTGGATGTCGGCGTCGTCGTCCGTGTGGTCGACGCGCAGATGCCGCTTGGCGTCGGCCAGCGTCAGGAACTCGTTCATATTTTTACTCGCTGCGCATCGCGGCCGCGCTTGGCGGCCAGTGTCCACACTGGCGAGCCGTCGCCCGGCTTGTCGCCGGTATCGGCATTGCAGTGCCACAGCGAGCCGCCGAAGGTCGCCATGTCGCCGCGCTGGTAGCTGTCGGCCTCCCGGTAGACGCCGCGGTAGATCGGCACCGGGATGACAAACGTGAAACTCTTTTGCACATCGCCGCGGGCAAAGCGCACCGTCACCGTGCGGTGACCGTCGTATTCGCAGTCCATATCTTCGACCCCCAGACCGTCCTGGCCATCTTTGCCGGCCGGTCCCGGCAGTCGCGCCAGGGCGCGGATCTCCTCAAGGGCGCGGGTGCCCAGAGCGACCGATACGCTGATCGCCTCCCAGATCGTGTAGCGAGGTTTCATGGCTCTCTCATGCCGCCATTAGCAGGACAAGATCGTTGTCGATGTCGACCGGGTCGAAGCTTTCCGTCCGCACCTTCACGGTGCCGCAGCGCACCCTCAGCTGGACGCCATGGACCGGAACCCAGGCGCGAACCTGTCGCGGTTCAGTCTCGATGAAGATGACGCCGTCATCCGGCTCGGGAACAGGCACCGGCACGCCGATGGCGACTGAGACTGACCCGACTGCGGTGGTGAGTTCTTGGCCAGCCACGCCGACCGAGATCGAGCCGCCGGCCATGACGGAAACGCCGCCAACGGTTGTTGTCAGCTGCTCGCCGGTGACTGCCACCGTCACCGCCTGCTTCGCTGTTACCGAAACCGTGCCGACCGATGCGGTCAGCAGATTGGTGGTGACCGGGACAACGACGGTCTGGACCGCTGCGACGGTCTCGTCACCGACTGCAGAAGTCAGCAGGTTGGTGGTGACGGAAACGTTGGCCTTGCCGACCACGCTGACACTGCCCGCCGAGGTGCCGATCTGCTCGCCGGTGACGGAAACGATCGCCCTGACGCCAGCCGAAACATCGCCGACTGAGGCGGTGACCAGATTGGTGGTGACGGCGACAGTAACTGAAACAGCGCCAGCGCTGCTTGTCTCGGCGACATAGCTGACGGACGTACTGAATTCACGATCGGCGGTTTCACTGACGTATGTCGCGCCAAACGGCCCGCCAATGATGTATTCGCGGCTCATCAGGTGATCACCGGCTTGGGGTCGACATAGAATGTCGAGGATATCTTGGCGGCCTTGACGTAGATTGTGATCGGTCCCTTCTCCTGTGGTGTGATTGTGACGCTCATCGCGAACTTGGTGGTCGAGCCGCCCCAAGTGCCAGAGCCGGCCGGGATATTGGTTCCTGCCGCAAGTCCACTCGCCTTGCCGCTGGTCGCCTTCAATGCAAGAGGAAACCCCGAGGTGCCGAGATATTCGACATCGATCCAGATGTCGCTGTTCAGTGGCACCGAAGCCGTGCCCCAAATACCTTCGATCGTCGCCGTGACAGCAGAGCCGACCGTCTCGTTCCAGATTGTGATCGGCAGGCATTCGAACGGAAATTCCCATTCGGCATTCGCCGTCGTGACGATCTTGGTGCTGATTGGTGTCGTACCATCCGATGCTCCGCCGCTCCTCACGATGGTCGTTTCAGTGGTTTGCGTGCCAGCGTAAGTGTATTTTTCGGTACGATAGTTGGTGTCGCCACTGGCGCAGCGTATCAGCGCCACCTCGACACCGCCTGGGCCGACCGTATTATTGGCGGCGACCGTTACTGATGCGCCGAGCTTGCAATCCTTGAAGATGGCTTGATTGGGAACCAGCTCACTAACTCTGACTAGCGACTTGCCGGAACCCAGAGCGCTCAGGTCGATACCTTCGCCGTAAAACGAACCGGTGAACGAACCGGTGAACGACATCAATTCTGTCGGGATTGTAGCTCCGGTGACAGCGGATGCCGTATTGCGCCAAATCATGCGGCCCTGGCAGAGAAGCCGCTGACTGACATTGGCAAACTGAACAGTTGTGTTTTCCAGAAAAACTGCAGAGGCCCCAGTGCTGATAGTAATGCGTCCAGAGGCGCCTGTTCCGCCCAACCGTAACGCGCAATTCACAAGTTGCCACGTCCGAGATCCTGAACTGCTGACAGTCAGAGTGTTTGAATTCGTTGAACTACCTGCCAGAAAGGTGATGCCATTGCATTCAGCGATTGAGCCGGCAAGCGAAAGCGTACTGGCTCCTGTCACCGTCACCGTGGCTGTCGTCCTCAAATCTGCCGATACAGGCGGGACGCTACCGGCGCGATTGACGCAGTAAATGCGGCACGGAGTCGCCTCGGTACCGGGTGATGTGATGGTCACGTTAGACGCCGCCGTCTCGGCATGATCATGCGCGACCCAGAATGTATCGCCTGCCACTTTGGCAGTGCATGCCGCTGACAGGGTCGTGTAAGCATTCGCCCAGTCTGCGCCAGTGCCACCCCCTGCCGCGCCTGAATAGACATAGACATTTGCCATTCATGCAATCCGGATGATCGCCGTGGTGTCGGTGGGTGCCGGCATTTGGATGGTAAAATCTCCCGCCGAGCTTGACTTGTCGGCGCCGAAGTCCAGCACCACCACCGCCCGGTTACCGTTGGTCGAATTGTAGATCAGCGCGCCGCGCGCGTTGGTGATGGTCGAGGTTGACCAGGTGGTGTCGGCGAAATCGGTGATGCCGGTATTGGTGGCAAGCGTCGGCGTCACATTGGTGAGCGTATTGCCGCCGGCCACGTAAGCGGTGCCGGTGACCTCGTTCGAAGAACTGTAGACCGTCGTTCCGGCACCGAGCGTTGCGCTGCTCGTGTACATGGCGATTTTGAAGACGTTGCCGGTGGTCAGCGTGAAATTGTGCAGCGCCTGCATCAGTTCCGGCTTGAATGTGTTTGCCACCGCTTGCGTTATCGCCATCGGTCATCCCTTTCCATTGATCAAATAGGCGCGGTCGGAGGCCTGCGCCCGTTTCAGTCCGTCGAGCACGATCACCAGCATCTGTTCGCGATAGGCAAAGGCCTGATCGCGAATCGGCTGCGGCGCCGATTCGGCCACCAGGATCAGCCGCTCGACGATGCGGCCAGCGAAATATTCCAGAGAATGGCCTCCGTTGTCGGTGGTCGCCACCGTCACCTGGCCGACCGCCATTTCGGCAAAATCAGTCATCGACCTCGACCTGTTCCAGTTCGGTAATGCGACCATTGGCGTCGTGCGCCTTGACGATCGTCTTCAGCCGCTTTTTCGGCGGCGGTTCCGGCATCTGCACATGCACCACCGGCGCCGGCAGTTCGATCGACGGCATCTGAAGCACGCTGCCGCCGGCATGCCTGGCCATGTCCGGCTGCGCCGCCAGCAGCTTCAGCGCGCCGTTCAATTGATCAGCCACCTCGTCGGGTGCCTCGGTCTCGGCATCCCGGCCATCTCGACCGTCCTTGCCGTCTTGACCGGAATCGCCCTTTTCGCCTTTCGGGATCTCGCGCCCTTCCAGAATGCCCAGCCGAATTTCCACTGGTTGCATCACCCGTGAAACATAGGTCTTGACCGTCTCGACGACTTCTGCCCCGAACGCCTTGCCATCAAGCATTGGCAAAACCTTTCTTCATTTCAGCTAGCGCAGCCATTTGCTCCGCAATGATCATCGCCTTGTTGGGCGGCGGCACCGGTCCCGGCTCAGTCTTTTCGTCCGTCGGCGGCGCGGCCGGTGCCGGTTCCGGCTTGGCGAACGGATCGTCCCGATCCCGCTTGTCCAATGCGGCGAGCGAAAAATTCTGCTGCTGCAGGTACGGCGTCTGGCCGCCCTTCACCGGCGTCAGGTCGAACGATTTCCTCGCCTCGTTGGGCGCCAGGAAACCGGCCCCGATGGCGTCGGCCGCCGCCTTCACCTTGGCAGCGGTGTCCATCCGCAGCAGCCCTTCAAGATCGAATTCGGTGCCGTATGGCACCGGCAGCGCCAGCCCTTCGTCGAGGCAGAGTTCCAGGTTCTCGATCAGCGACTGCAGGCACTGCGAATAGTACTGTTGCGATAGCGCCTCAATGTTGTTGTAACTGGGTGCCGCAGCAGCGCCGATCATATAGGACGGCACGTGAAAGGTGGCGCAAATCGTTTCGGCTGTCATCTTGAGCTGCTCGGTCAGTTGCGCATCGACGGCATTAATCGTCATCGGCTCGTATTTCAGATTGTCGGCCAGCACGGCGACCCGCCCATAGTTGGCGCCGCTGAAATTTTCCTCCCATCTGTTCTTCACGAAATCCGCTGTCCCGTCCGAAATTGCGCCGGGTGCCAGCAGAAGACCGCTCGGCTGCGAATTGTTGGTGAAGAAATTGACCGAATTGTCCTGGATTCTTAATCCCTGAAGGGCGGCGAGACCGCAAGCATAAATGGGCGACACGCCGACCAGCGGATGGTAGAGCGGCACCATCAGGTCGTGGATGATCTCGCGCGCCGGCACGGTGATGTTTTCGTCCCGCTCCAGCCCGGCCAGGTCATGGCGGCGCAGATCGTAGTAAACATCACCGTTGGGCGCGATCAGCGGCGTCACCTTGCAGGGATCGAGCACATAGAGCGCCACCACCACGCCGCGCTGGTCGCGTTCCTTCAGCACATAGGCGTTGCCCCACACCAGTTTCGAGGTCACCCATTGCTCAAAGAATTTGATCCGCGTCTGGTAATGGTTCGGCTTGCGCAGCACCGGAGAGAAAGCCGGGCTTTCTGTCTCCGACCAGATGCCGTTGCCGTCCTGGCTGACCAGTTTCACCCGCAACTTGCCGATGTCGGAGGCAATCAGCGTCACGCAGGAAAACACCGCCCAGTAGGACAAAACATCACCGACGCGGATTTCGTCGTTCGCCTGCCATGCGCCGGGATAGTGATCGCGCACCATCAGCGGCCACCAGCCGCGGCCGGAGCCGACGCCGCCCCAGGTTGATGCCGGCTGCAGCGCAGGCCGCACCGCGCGGGTGATCGACAGCCCGAAAATGTTCATTCGTCGTCGGCCTTCAGATGCCGCGTCTTGTATTTTTTGTTCTCTTTGCTTTCAGCCTTGACCTCGACCTTGGCGTCGGCCTTGGCTTCCGCCTTCGTTTCGGCCTTGCCCTTGACCGGCTTGTCGGACGCCCGCGCCGCCTTGCGGGTGGCAATCAGCGTCCGCGCATAACGTTCGTCGATCTCAAAGCCGTCACCCGCCTTCACCACCTTGCCGCCGATCCGCATGGCGGCCTTCGCGATCAGCGAAACCATGATCAAAAAATCCTTTCCGAAAGGGACGGCGCAGCGGTGGAAGGAGAGGGGAACCGCCGCGCCGCCAGGCGAGGGAGACTTACGCGACGGCACCCGTATAGTCGGCGCCGGAAATGTAGGCGACGGCGCCATCGAGCGCACGCCGCCAGGTGATCCACCGCTCGGCACGGATGCCGACGCAGTTGTTCTGCCACAGCGAGAAGGTTGCCGTCGCTGGGTTGGTCGGCGCCGAATCCAGCGTCAGCGTTGCATCGCGGCTGAGATCGATGGTCACCATGCCGTCATCTGCGAGCAGGATGTAGTTGGCATCGACCAGCGCCAGAATGCCGGTCGGCACCGACTGCGAGGCAATCACCGGAATGCCCATCAGCGAGCCGCCGGTGGAAGCGGTCGGCGACATTGACGGGAATTCCGGCTGGCCGAGCGGATTCCTGAGCGAGGCCAGTTGCATGGCAATGGTCTGCGTGGTGATGAACGCCGCTGAGCCGAAGTTCAGCCCGGTGGTGGTGAAGGCGCCGAGCAGCGCCTGCATGTCGGCCACCGCGTCCTCAAGGCTGGTTCCGGACGACGGAATCGCCGAAATGCCGTTGAGGATCGAGCCGGGCTTGACGCCGGCCGAGGCGGCAATCGCCGGGTCGATGAACTGCTGGTCGAGGAATTTGGTGATCACCTGGACCAGGTTGCGGCGCACCGTGGCTTCCGCCGACGGCGTCGACAGCCGGACCAGTTCCTCGGTCAGCACCACGATGCCGGCCACCTTGTTGACGCCCAGCGTGATGGCATCGAACTTCATCTCGCCGACCGGCTTGGCCAGACCCTCACCGACCCAGTTCACCAGCGCATCCTGGGTCACCCTGGGAATGCGCACGTTGAACGGCACCCGGTGCAGGCCGGGAATGCGGCCGATGATGGTCGCTGGCTGCAGCAGTTCGATCAGCTCGTCGGCCATCTGCCGGTAAGCCACCAGAGGCGCCGCCCAGTCGGCGTCGGTGGTGGTGCCGGCGGTCACCGCCGCCCTCAGCACCGTCTCGACTTCCGGTGTTGAGTCCCGCCACTGTTTCGAAAGCTCGGCCGCCTGCATCAGATTGCCCTGCGCCTTGGCAAACGCCATCACATAGCGGGTGAAGGCGGTGCCCTTGGGCAGCTCCTGCTTCAGCTGCACCGGCGCCGCATAGGGCCGGGCGTCGACCACCGGGGCGCGGCTGGCGGGTGGCGTCTGCTCCACCGCTTTCGCCTGCGTCCGGTTGGTCGCCTCGAGGTTCTTGAAGCGGGCAAGGTCAGCATCGATGGCGCCGATTTCAGCTTGCAGGGTGTCGAATTCTTCCTGCTCGGCCTCGTCGGTGGTGCGGCCTTCCTCCATGGTTTTGTTCATGATTTCGTTCTGTCGGGCGGCCTTTGCCGCCCGTGTCGCCTCGAAGGAGGCGATCTGGTCTGCCAGCGTCTTCGTCATCGTCGTTGCTTTCGAAGTTGCGCCCGCAACGCCGGGCCGGGTGGTGACGCTGCGCAACTCACGGCCGGTCGCGGCCCGCTGCGCCTCGTCGATGGATCGGATTTGGGTAATCGTGGCGTCGGCGTTGGCCGGCACCGTCACCAGGGACAATTCCAGCACCTCGCTTTTGACGAAGCGCTGCGGACCCCACGGATCTTTGGCATCGAGCGGCGCGGTCTCCAGCGCCTTGAAGCCGATCGACACGCCGCGCACCAGGCCGGCTTTCACCTCGCCCCACGCAAGGTCGATGCGGTCCTTCAGCTGCCGAGGCTCGTCGACCCTGGCCAGCTTGGCGTGGAACTCGATGCCGTCCTTGGTCGCCTTGGAGAATTTCACCCGGCCGACCGGCCGTTTGGCATCGTGCTGGTGCAACAGCGGCAGGTCGGCGGCGGCGGTGATGCCCAGCGGCTCGACGATGTCGCCCATGCGGTCCGGCGTCGGCGTCGTCGCAATGCCGCGGATCTCCCGCTTGTCGTCCTCGATCGATTTGACTTCAAGCACGCTATAGGCGCGATCCATGACCACCTCCTGAAAAGACCACCTGATAGGTCGGCTGCGGCTTTACCTCGAACGTACCGGCGACCGCCCGTGCCATGGCCAGCGCCACCAGCCCGTCGATGCGGCCGGTCGCCCTTGCCTTGTCGAGCTTGCGGTTGCCGGCCGGGTCGGTGGTGACGATGGCGTTGGCGGCGCACATCGCCAGCACCGGATGGTTGCCGTGCGCGATCTGGCCGTCGAGGAG